ACGGATTAGCAGATGCCATAAACAGACTCGACTAACCACACAACAGTAGTGGGGAGTACACAAAATAGACACAAAAAGGCAATGACTAGATATCCGTATAATAAAAACAGTGAGTTAAGTGAGGAGCTAATAACCTTGCCAAGGTTGGGGTCGAGGGTTCGAATCCCTTCACCCGCTCCAAAACTTCCAGATAAATAAAAGCCGGAAAACCCTTATCACCAAGGATCTCCGGCCCTTATCCCCACTACTGCCGAGTCCGGTCAGTGCCTAGATATCTAATCATATCTTTACCAATTCGACAATAGGTAAACAAAACAGAGTCACAAAATAGACACAAAAAAACCCCCAGCAGGGAGAGGGCTGGGGGCTGAGTTATTGCGGGAGCGCAATTAACAAACCCTATCGCCCTTAAAAAACAGGAGCCATTCACATGAAAGCGTTTCGCATTGACCCAATTAACAAAAAAATTACAGAGGTAAAGTATGATGGAAACTATAAGCAGATTTATGATTACATTGATGCAAGGGCTTTTGACGTTGCAACGCTCTATGAAAATGGTGATGGAGTTTACATCGATGATGAAGGTTTGTTTGTCGAGAATCAGCATTTCTGGATTCACAAAAACTTTCCAACGCCTCTGGCTGGTATTGGCTTGCTTCTTGGGCTTGACGAAGAAGGAGACAGCACAACCCCAAAAACTACTATCGAAGAATTAACAGGTGATGTGAAATGGGTTGGCGACAGGCATGATGTTACAGTTCTAGTTCGTTTCAACCCTGGCATAGAAGATTACAGGCCACATTATTTTACGGAGTAGGGCATGTTTGAAGATGATCCCCTAGCTAATGACTTTGACAATCACGGTACTATCTACAAACTACCTACAAATGTTCATACAAGAACCCAGCTGGCTCTTGTATCACCGTCTGGCAATGGCGAGAATCTATTTGGATATGAAGAACGTGAAACTAGAAAGGCACAGCGAGCATCCGCATCCTATCTACTAAACGCTCGGCCCTGTTTGGCACTTGCCTAAACCAACGAGAAGATTCCATCTCATTAGCAGCCATCTCCCAGTCTTCTTCATCAACATGCTTCTTCATGTTTTTGAATTTAGACAGGGTAGGCAAGCCAAGATTAAACATCATATTAGCAATAATTAGTTGGGCTTCTTCTGGCAAACTATAGAAGTCTGGATACAATCTCTCGCAATCTGTGAGGACTGACTGAATGTCTTTATCAAAGCATTCTGTGACTCTATCTGGCGAGACAACTGTTCCGACTGGTAAGTTATATTCTGGGTCAGACTCAAGCACCAAGTGACCAATCCCAAAAGTAAGCTTATCTTCAGTACATTTATAAGTGACAAACTTACACCCCTCATCTGCTGTTAGTTCTTCTTGCAGTTTCTGTAGGTTCATTACTTTCTCCTAAACTTATCCAAACCTTTCAGCCCTAGCCCGGCCAATATGGTGACGTACAAAATATTCTGATACCAATCCGGCAAGGTGGCTATGACATCGAACCCACGCCTTGCAAGGTCGGGATCGATCCAAGCCAGTACACAAGGGGCCAATACAACCACCGTTATTATCTCGTCTTTCCACGATCCTTTTGTAGACTCAGCCATGATAAGTTCCCACTTGCTATCATGTTGAGCAGCCGTCTTCATTATCTCACTTTTGGCTTTCTCTTTTTCAACCTTACCTTCAAGAAAGGTTTGAGCTAGAGAGCCAACAACTCCAAGCAATTGTATCATCGTGACAACACTCCTCTCGGTAACGGCTTGCAGCTCCAAGCTACAGGTTTGTACCCTTTCATATATCGATGAACTCTCTCAGACAAAACCAAAGCATGCCTTTGACACGCATGTTCACTGTCATGCCACATCTGAGCTTCAAGATAAGTACACTGGTCACGTTGTACAGCTGAAGTCCCAATAAGACATGCAATGACTATTGCTTGGTACATCATTCCTTTGGTGTCCTTGCTTCTTTACCAAGATAGATCCCATAGACACCTGTCATCACACCCATGATAACTGATACAAAAGCAGATTGTTGTGTAGTGGGGGCTTCAAGATTCATAAACCATTCAGCGCAACGCCAGGACATGGCAACAGACGCAAGCATTGTAAGCTTAGCTGTAAGATTAAATTGTATGTATCGCTTCCACCAGTCTGTCACAGCACAATCTCCTCGGCATTACTTTGGGATATGCTGACAAAAAGGAACGCAAACAAAGCTATTGTAACAAGAATGATACCCGCTATGAGCAAAGTAGTTTTGATTGTTTCTTCTATTTCTTTTTGTTTTTTTGCTTGGGCTTTACGCTCGGCTGCTGCCGCTTCTTTAGCTTGCTGAATACGCTTTGCTCTTTCAGCCACAATCCCAGCCCACGTTCCATGACCAAACCTCAAGTCCACTAATTGGGAAACTTCATAAAGCTTTTCAGAAGCAAGTTTTGCATCGATAATTTCTTGAGCAACTGTTTCAACACCAAACTGATCAGAAAAACTGCTTTTTCCAGATTTTTCACTTCTGGCTTTTTGGGCTTCTTTTTCCCCACGAAAAAGGTCATCGATCTGCCCTGCAATCTGCCCTATATCTTGGGCAGTGCTAATATTCTCTTTAATGAATTTTACTGATTGCTGTACTAGGGCAATACCAGTAAGAACTTCCGCAACAACCAAATTAGCCTCTGATAAGCATTGTCAATAACAAGACAACTGTGGTTCCTGCGCTCCCTATCATAATGTTTTCGATACGTTTGATGCGTGCAATGGTTTCAGTCCATCGTTCTTCTGCAACAACAATATGTTTTTCTAATTCAACATGGATTGATAAAAGTGTTGGTTTCATTAGCCAGCGATTTCCATTGCGATTAACGAAATAGACGACTTAGCGTGACTAAACTTTACGGTGCCACCATCTTGACTTCTGTAATATGGTTCAAAAGTTAGTGTATTAAGAGAAGTCGGAGTATATTTTCCTGCAAATGCCCAAGAGCCGTATCTAGATGTAGTGCTTTGATACCCTAAATGATAATCATCCGCATCTTGCATTGGTGAGCCATTGACGTACATCTTACCCCAAATCGCAAGTGCAGATTGATGGTCAACCATTGGATTAGACATTTGAATTGAAATAAAATTGTTAGTGCTTGTTGGTGTGATAGAAACACTAAAACCACTGGCAACATAACTGGTACTTGCGCTTGAAACAGTACCAGTGTTTGCAGTATAACTCTGAGCAACCTGCAACACAGAACCGCTAGGAAGACTGCTTGATTGTAATCGTATTAATCCCATATCAGTCTCCCTATTGCGCTGGTGCTACACGTTCAAACATTACGTTGGTTCTAATCTTATCGGAAGCCCCCCAAATATAAGAATTAGTATCCATAGATTTTGCCCTGAACTTTACTTTGACATTTGCTATGTCAGTAACATTTACAAAAACGCTGGAAGATACTGACCCACTATTTGTAGTGTCTGAACTGCCTGAAATTAACTCGATTACTTCAGTGTAAGTTGAATTGTCTGTGGTCACGTTGATGGTTGGCGCAAAGTTATCTTGTCCATCATCTCTTTGCAGAAAAGTGCCAGTGACTTTATACAGGCCTGTTTGAGGAAACGTGAATATCCCAGACGAGTGAGACATCCCAGAAACCTTACCAAGACCAGTAAACGAAGTCTGTGACCAAGCTGTTATATCACTGTCGCCATCAGTTGTGTGATTAGCGTTTAGATACCATTGGTCAAAAACGTATGAGGCGTTCATATCGACACGACCACTCGTATCAATAGTCAACGCTGTGTTGCTGTTGGTGGGGTCTTGCAGGGTACTAACTTTAAGAATACTGCTCATTTCTAATTACCCCCTACGCTACCATGAATGTCATATTGAGATTTAACCAAGTTCCACTATTTGCAAGAGAATGTGCTTCAACTTCACCATTCGCAAAGATGTCAATTCTTGCTGTCACCGTATTCCCATTTTCTACTGTAAAAATAAGTCTCTTTTTAGGTCGATAACCAACTGGAAGCGTAAATATTGTACTCGCGTTAGACGCACTGTTCGCGTTTACCAAACCTTGGATATTCACGATGTTGCCGATTTTTCTGTATTCAGGATTTCCAAAATCAGTACTGACAGTAAATGCAGTGAACGGTGAGTTTAGTGTTATTTCTATCCAACCACTGTCATTTTCAGGCATCGTAACTGTGCCATCTGATGCGATAGTGATTGCTGTGGTTCCTGATGTTGAGTGACCGATCTGGTCTACGTTTAGTATAGATGCCATATCAGTTACCCCGCAATCTCTGTTGCTGAAATGTTGCTTACAAAGCGTTCAACACCATCATCGTCATTGGTGCTAACCGTTGTATTGATATAAAAAGTCCCGGCATATCTTGAATGGATACCAACCTTGTAAGTCACTTGTGATGTAGTATTTGGACTGTCGAAATAAGTGTAGTAACCAACTTCAGCAGTTGATGCGTCATTGTTGTCAGTAAAGGTTCTTGTTAAAGCAGAAATACCAACCTGCGAACTCGAAAAAGAACCGCTGCTTTTTAATGCTGTAGTGTCCCTAAAGAAAAGCATAGCGTGATCCCAAGTGATGTCGTCATCATCAAACTCACCTGCCAAATGACACTCAAGTTTAATAACACTGCTGGTTAATGCTGGCGTGATGTTCACAGTCAAATCGGTAAACGCTGTATCCGTGTTTGCAGAAAATGCTTGAGTTGCCGCTGTGTCTAATTGCGTGTACTGAACCTGAATAATACCACCCTGCGGCATAATGATCTTGTTGCCAGCAGTTTTGGGGGCTAATTGATTTACATATAATTTAGACAATGGTTAGCTCCCCATTTATTGTAAGTGTGACACCATTATCAACCGTCAAACTACCACCAATAACACCACGCTCTGACGCAGCAATGGTTGTGTTTGTTGACAGTGTGCCTGTGTTGATACGAATACCGTTACGAATTAAATTGCTAGATACTTTACTAGCTGTGATTGTTCCATCGCTAACAGAACCCACATCAAATACATCCCCAAGAGCCACAATAAAGTCTATTGTGTCGCTGGTAGTCAGAGCTTCAGCAAATACAAGATTGCTTCCACTGATTGTAAAGCTGTCTTGAGGAGCTTGAATAATACCGTTGAGAGATACGATTAAATGATTTGCAGTCTCTGGAAAGTATGCTGCACCACCTAGCGTCAAAGCGTAGGTTGCTGTAGCAGAGGCAGAAGGGAATGATAGTTTATTAAACCCACCACCTACAGGTGCTTTTCCAATGTATGGCATGATGATTTTCCTTGATTAGATTTACGCGACGATTTCCATCGCAGTTAAGGAAGACGGCACAGAACCACCTTCGCTGTTATTTTGTTCTGTGGCATTAACCAAAAATGACCTATTACCTGCCGCACGTTGTGTGAGGTTTACTTTGAAACGAACAACGCCTGTTGCATTTGGGATTGTAGGTGTGAAAAGAAAACAACAAGTGCTCTCTTCTATATTAAAGTTGTCCGTGTAACTTCTTACGTTTCCAGTATGTCTGCTTCTGTTACCAGCAACATCACCCACAGCAACATTTGTATAAGAATTACTACCGTCTACATCATATAACAGGTCGTAATAGATATTCGGGTCATTGTCGTCTTTAGCGACATTCAAATTCAACTGCACAAGTATCTTATTACCTTGATTGATTGTGATGCTGGTTGCCCAATCCGTACCAGAGGCACTTTGAACAGTATATGCGGTATCTACTGTGCCAACATAATCTTGCGAGTAAGTCATTATGCTGTTTACAACTTGCAACACAGAACCGCTAGGTAATGCAGATGAGGCAACACCGCCATTTGTAATTCTTGAAAGTGCCATTATGCGTTCTCCAGTGCGGCTACACGCGCTTCAAGTTCTTGTATGGTCTTAACCAGCAACGGCACTAGCTTTGACTGGTCAATGCCCTGATACTCAGGGTTGCCATCGTCATCTACTGCATCCTTAGTGCCGCTGATTGCCTCTGGCACTACGCTCTGCACCTCGTGGGCAAGGAAACCATCGACTGTGGTATCCGCATCTGCAATGAAGTTAAAGCGAACAGGGTTGAGTTGCTTTAGGCGTGTGGTTGCGTCCCAGTCTGCTACCACGTTTTCTTTTAGGCGGTGGTCTGAGGATGTGTTGTATGCAACGCTAGAAGTGCTGTTTTGTGTAATGCTTCCAATTCTATTCCCGCCGTAGCCAAACTGCATAAAATAAGAGCCATTTGACGAGCCGCCGCTTGAGTGATTGACAGTGATGCGGGACTTGTTGACTGACCTAGTTTCAATCGTTGTGCTTAATGAATTAGAAATTCCAGCACTTGTGGTGTTTGCTAAAATATCTCCGCCGCTGTCGATGCGCATACGTTCATTTGCAGTAGTAAAATTACCAGTAGCACCATCACTCTTATTATAAAAAGCAAGAGCACCACCACCGTTCGCAACACCCCGTACAAACCCAATTCCGGCTTGAGTAAAATCGCCTTCCGTAGAAGCATCAGACACATTAAAACCAATCGCCGCAATACCAGCACCACCGTTAGAATTTTGAACAGTGTTAAGAATTTCAAGATTGGTGCTAGACGCTTTTGTGACTAGCTTTTGGCTTGGGCTACTCGTCCCAATGCCCACCCGATTATTCGTGCTGTCAACGTATAGGGTGTCCGTGTCAACGGTGAGGTCACCACTAAACGTACCAGTAGTAGCAGATAAAGCACCACTGAACGTACCAGTAGTAGCTTGCAGTGCTTGATTGCTTGGATGTGTGCTGGTCTGCTTTGCCAGTGAGTTATAGACAACGTAAATGTCATCGGTGGCTGCTACGCTATATCCTACTAGATTAACTGTAGTACCATCTGTGGTATACGATTCAGTAGGTTCCTGACGCACATTGTTAATGAACAGATCAATGCCTTCAGCACTGGCCACAGCATGATTTAAGGTAAGGCTACTGCCAGTAGCTCCAGTAAAATCCTGTTTAGCTGGTATCTTGCTGAAGCCTGTTGCTGATTGGTTTCCAATGTAAGGCATTTGTCACCTATGTACTAATTGCATCAACCGCACTCACCCAACAATCAAGAGAGCTTACGTTTGAGCTTTTTACGAATAGTCTGTCACCGTTTTGCACAACAATTTTTGCACCACCATCAAGTAGCTGCAAAGCACCGCCGCTTGCTATAGGTGCGCCTTTGATAAGATAATGAGCATTATCAATAGCGACTGTGTTGCCCATACCGTCACCGTGTGATGTACAGTAATAATAGAGTGACGATGGTGTGGTATCAGAAATGACAATTGTGGTTTTTGCACCAGCCTGTCCTGCTGTGCCTGTGGTTGTTACGCCAGTTGTGTAAGAGGAGCCACCAAGAGCAGTTTTAAATGCCAGTGTATGACCAGAGTTTGTAGCGTCTGACTGGTCAAATACATAAGTAAATCCTCTATACAGAGTGATTGCTGGCTTTTGATTTCCACCTAAAACAAAATAGCCACCAGCTACGCCTACGCTATAAGTAAAATAGTCGCCAGCACCTTTATCTATAGCTGCGCTGGTTATGAAAGCATCAACCGTTATTGCATTTGCGCTAGTGTTAGCCATATGAATACCGACAATTGTATCGTAAGAGTCAAAGTCTGAACCGTCTGGTATATCAGCAGCTGTAGTGCCAACACCTGTTAGTTTGTATCTTCTAAAATTTTGCGCCATCATTAACTCCTATAAGGCAATCGCTACAGCTATACTAAAGCCTTTTGTTGCAAACGAACTGGTGTCTACAGCAGCGTCATTCCAAGCTGATCCGTCATAAACTTTCAAACCATTACTGCTTGTATTAAAATACAAATCACCAGCAGTTAAAGCATCGCCGTCATTGTCTACTGTTGGGTCTGCGCTTTTAGGGCCAAGATACAAATCATCTACGTTATCAGCACTAGCAGCCGCTTGTTCTGCCCAATACTTAGCAGAGTACGCAGAACCATCTACTGTGCCGCCAGTATAAGTTGCCCAATCTTTCGCAGAGCCTACTGTTCCTCTTGTCTGTGTACCGACAGCATATTCTTTTGCTGAATACTCTGTGCCATCACATGTATTTAATGTGTCAGTAGCCCACTCTTTTGCAGAACCACGACCAGCACTATCAGTTACTCCTGTGCCACCAACGGCATATGCTTTTGATGAGTAATCTTGAGTTGTGCCATCATTAACAATTCCATCTGTTTTAACAGCCCAATCATCAGAAAATGCAGCATCAGTTGCACTAGCGGCAGCAGCCGTAGCACTATTACCAGCTGCTGTAGCACTATTACCGGCATTGGTTTCAGCTGTAGTGACTGTACTAACATCAATCATCTGATCCCATTTAGCGGCATCAGTATTGGTTGTAATAGGCTGTGATCCAGAAGATGTATGAGATGCGTTAGCAATATAAATACTGCCAGTGCTTGTATCTTTAACAATATCGCCTACAGCGTAAGTTCTAGATGCACCCCAGTCTCCTTGCCAAGATCCTGTTGATGCAGCAATAGCATTACCATTAGAATCAAAAGCCAAGAATTTACTTGCTCTAGTCGTGCTATTTGGGAATACAATTCCAGCAAGAGGATCAGTAGCTGGCAAAATTAATGCTCTGCTAATATTAGTTTCTAATTCCTGTTGAATAGCAACA